CGCAGAAACTAAAAAAGCCTCTGGTAAACAGAAGCTAAAAGATTTAGGATTGGACGACGCAGAAATTAAAGCGTTGATAGGATAAATTATGGCGATAACTAGACTAGGCGGAGCGAATGCAATATCAGGCACTATACCTCAAGGTAATATTGCTAACGCATCTTTAGGAGCAATATCTGCTTTACCAGCAGCTATTACTACTGGTAAGGTTTTGCAAGTTGTGTCCACAAGTAATACTTCAAGTCTTTCAACATCTTCATCATCATATCAAGATGGTTTTTCTGTTTCTATTACTCCATCTTCTACTTCAAATAAAATTTTAATTATGGCACAAAATGGAAAATTAGATTCTAACACAAGTGGTAATACTATTAGATTAGGTTTGCATAGAGATAGTACTTTGTTAAGTACATCTTTATATAAATTTGATAGTGCAAATCCACATGGAGCTCAAACAATAGTTCATTTAGATTCTCCGTCAAGTACATCATCAATTACATATATGATGAAGTTTCTTTTAGCAGATGGTGGTGGTTTAGTTATTTTAAATAGTGCCGATACAAATAATATTATAGCAATGGAGATTGAAGGTTAATTATGATTATAAATGCAATACTTAAAATAAATCCTAACGCAGTAGTTACAGTTGAAGGAGATGATATTGATACTTGTAATATTATTTGGTTAGAAGGAACGACACCAATATCTAAAGCTGACATAGAAGCTAAAATGGTAGAGGTACAAGCAGAGTATGATGCTGAAGAATGGAAAAGAAATAGACAAGCAGAATACCCAACACATGAAGAATGTATCCACGCACTATTAGATGGTGGTGATACACTTACGGAACTACAAGCTAAACGAACAGCTACTAAAACTAAATATCCAAAATCAGGAGCGTAGACCATGCTCGGACTGACTTCTATATCCGGTGCTCCAATATCGACATCGTTCTTTAACCCAAATGTACTTATAAATGTAACAGGTAATGCATTAACTATTGGAGTTGGAACTGCAATAGCTACTACTAATGCTGACGCTTTAGTAAGTGGTTCTCAAGTAAGTCTTGGAGCAGGCACAGTAACTGTTACAGGAACAGCAGTAGTAAGTCCAACTGGATCACAAGTATCATTAGGTATAGGAACTGTAGTAGTTTCAGCAGATGCGAACGTATCAGTCACTGGAAACTCATTGACCTTAGCAACGGGAAGTGTTACAGTAACAGGAACAGCAGTTGTGAATCCTACAGGATCACAAGTAACGGCAAACACAGGAGAAGCAGGGATTATTACCTGGAACGATATCGTACCAGGGGTGAACATGACTTGGACACCAATAGACCCTTATTAATAAATTATGGCATCATCTTTTTCAACAAACTCAAAATTAGAACTTATAACAACAGGTGAAAAAGCCGGGTTATGGGGCACGATTACTAATACAAACTTACAAATATTAGAACAATTATCTACGGGTTATTTATCATCTGCACAACTTGCAAGTGGTGATCTTACTTTAGCATTAGACAATGGTGCTACATCAAACGGTAAAAATTTATACATAAAACTAACAGGTACACTTGGTGCAAATAGAAGTGTAACTATACCGGATAGTGCTGAAAGAGTTATAGTATTTGAAGATGCAACTACTAGAGGTACATCTACTTTATATACTATTACAGTTAAAACGGTTTCAGGATCCGGGGTTGTATTACCAATAGGTTCTACTTCATTAGTTTATTCAGATGGTACAAATGTTAGTTTAGGATTACGTAAACAAGGTTACGTAACATTAAACTCTTCAACAATTACTGCATACACTGCAGTCGATGGTGATCAAATTTTAGCAAACACAACAGCTAACCCAATTACAGTAACACTACCAGCTTCACCTGCAACAGGTGCTGAAGTTTTATTTGTTGATGCTAGAGGCACATTCGCCAATAACAATTTAATTATTAATAGAAATAGCCAACCAATAAATACAGGTACAAGTAATTTAACTTTAACAACTAACGGTCAAGCCTTTTCATTAGTCTACGTTGATTCAACAAGAGGTTGGGCGTATAAAACCAACACGGCGTAAGGAGCACGGATCATGGCCCTTATTGATTTTACTATTAAACCGGGTATCGATAAACAAGATACTGAAGTCGGAGCAGAGAATCGTTGGATTGATTCTGATAACTCAAGATTTAGATATGGACTACCTGAAAAAGTAGGGGGTTGGTCTTCTTTAATATCAGATTCTATTGTAGGTGTATCAAGAAAACTTCATGCGTTTGTAGACTTAAACGGTAATAGATATGTTACAATAGGTACAGATAAATTTTTACTTTTATATTTTGAAGGTCAACTGTTTGATATAACACCTATTAAAGCTACTTTAGCTTCTTCAACAATAGCAACTGTAAACAATTCTGCAATATGTACAATTACAACTGGATCAGCTCATAACTTAGAACCTGGTGACATTGTTTTATTAGACAGTGTAACTTTACCAAGTAGCACAGGATACAATGCATCTGATTTTGAAGATAAACTATTTCAAGTAACTTCAGTTACAACACCTACAGTTTTTACAATTACACAAAGTTCAAATGCAACAGGAACTGTATCTACAGGTGGTAGTCTATCAGTTATACCTTATGAAAAAATTGGTCCTGCTGATCAATCTTATGGTTATGGTTTTGGTATATCTCAATGGGACGGATCAGTTCCAGGTGCTGCAACATCAACATTAAACGGAGCACTAAGCGCAAACTCATCAGGTACAGGTGGATCTGGTACAAGCGTTACACTTGCTGCAACAACTAACTTTACTGCTGCAGGTAGAATTTTAGTTGAGTCAGAATTAATATCTTATGCATCTATATCATCACCAAACTTACAAAGTATCGTAAGAAATGTTAATGGTACAACAAACGCTACTCACAATACTGGTACAGCTGTTGTTGATGCAACAAATTATTCTGACTGGGGCGAAGCGGTCCTTGCATCAGAAGTAACTCTTGAACCTGGACTTTGGTCTTTAGATAACTTTGGTCAAGTGTTGGTTGCAACTATTGCAAACGGTAAAACATTTACATGGAATGCAGGAGCGGCATCACCTACAACAGTTAGAGCATCAACAGGTACTTCAGGTTTCTCTACAGCAAGTAATCCAACGGCTTCTAGATTGACTTTAATATCACCAACAACTAGACACTTATGTCATTTTGGAACTGAAACAACTATTGGAAATACAGCAACACAAGACGATATGTTTATACGGTTTTCGGACCAAGAAAATATAAACGATTATACAGCAACAGCTATCAACAGTGCTGGTGATTTTAGATTACAAGATGGTACTAAAATTGTAGGTGCTATAAAAGCAAAAGAAACAATCCTAGTTTGGACAGATAACGCTTTGTACACTATGAAATTTATTGGTGCACCTTTTACATTTGGCTTTGAGCAAGTGGGTACTAACTGTGGATTGATTGGTAAGAATGCAGTTGTTGAGATAGATGGTAATGCTTTTTGGATGAGTGCAAATGGTTTATTTCTATTTGATGGTACAGTTAAATCCCTACCTTGTACTGTAGAAGATTTTGTTTATGACAATTTAGATACTACAAAAGGTCAACAAGTTGCAGCAGGTATCAATAACTTATTTACAGAAGTTGTTTGGTATTATCCAACAACAGGATCTAATTATAACAATGCATATGTAGTATTTAATTATGGAGAGACAGGTAGAAACACACCCGGTGGTGTTTGGTATACAGGAACAGAAGCTAGAACTTCTTGGATTGATGCTGTTGTTTACCCTCAACCTTATGCTACTAAATTTAATTCAACATCTAATGGTAGTTTTCCTGCAGTGATAGGTCAAGATGGTTTAGGTCAAACACAATTTTTTGAACATGAAGTAGGCACCGATCAAATTAATCAAGATGGTAGTACAACTACAATTACATCATTTATAAAATCATTTGACTTTGATTTACAAGCAAAACAAAAAGATGCTCAAGGTAAATCAAGTGGACCAACCATTGCTGGTGAATCATTTTTAGCACTGAGAAGATTTGTACCTGATTTTAAAACACTGACAGGAAATGCAGTAGTAACACTAGCAATTAAAAGATACCCTCAACAATCAGATACTGTAAGCAGTTTAAGTCCATTTACAATTACTTCATCTACTGATAAAAAAGATACAAGAGCTAGAGGACGTTATTTAAATGTTAAAATTGAAAATAAATCTAGTGGTGAAGAATGGAGATTTGGTACTTTTAAAATTGATGTACAACCAGACGGACGTAGATAATGGCTAAGATAGTAATAAGAATACCTGAACCTAAACAAGACTACGATGTCTCTAACCAAAAACAAATTAACAGAGCAATGGGTTTAGTTGTAGAACAATTAAATTCTACATTTTTAAATGAATTAAAACAAGATCAAGAAAGGTTTGCGTGGTTTAATGGCTAACATATATAAAAATGCCAAGGTAGATTTAACTGCTAATACAGCTACGACTGTATATACTGTTCCATCAAACTCTAGAGCAATATTAAAGTCTATGTATGTATCAGAAGATACTGGAAATGCAGATACAATTACAGTAAAATTATTTGCTGGAGATCCAGCAAGTGCTGATTCTTTTAGCTTATACAATGTAAAAGCTATTGGAGCTAATGATACAGAACAATTAATAACAGAACCCATTGTAATGATGGAAAATGAAGTACTACAAGTAACAGCAGCTACAGCAAATAGGTTGCATGTTACGTTGTCTGTGCTAGAAATAAATAGGGATTAAATATGTCATTTATAGAAACAGAAGCATCAGTAAGATACGAAACAGTTAACGGTAAAAAGACTATGATTATTACACCTAAGTGTGAGGTTACCTTAACTAATATGAAAACAGGTCAAGAATACATGTCAGACGCAGAATCAGATGCTGATGTAGATAACCCTGAAACAGATACTAAAAGAGAAGATATACGTAGAGACGTAAAAATAACAGTAGAAGAATTTAACTTAGGAGCAGGTTCTGAGTTGTAAAACTCAGGATTTTTATATAAAATAGAACGATGGCAATAACAAACGCACAGCAAGCTAAACAACTATTACAAGCTAAAGCACCCAAAAGTGAATTTTTAGCTTACATAAATAGTGATGAAGCTAAAGCTCTTAAAAAAGCAGGTGGTTCAGGTCATTTAGTTAATGGTATTCCAAGTTTTATTGGTGCTATGATTGGTGGGAGTGGTGACTTAGGTTATCAAGGTGGTGGAAGAGATAAAGAAGGTAATGTTTCGGGAACCGCTCCTGGTGCAGCTCCGGGACCGGGAGAAAATAATAATGACGGAGCAGAAGACAAAGGAAGTCCATATCAAAATTATATTACAAAAGTAGCTACAGGCAATTTAGATGATGACGATTATGAAGAAATAGAAGATGCAAAACATCTTTTGAACCAAAGAGATTTAGATTTTATAGAAAACGAAAAAAAAAGAAAACAAGAAGAACAAAGAAGAAGATTGGCATTAATAAACAGTGGCGGTGGAGGTGGGGGTAATAATTACGTACCACCAATTATACCAGAAGAAGATGACGAGGAAGATGAAGAAATAAACCCTAGAGATTATACTGGTATTGCTCCAAGATTCATGGGCTCTATATTTGATTTTACAGGTCTTGCTGATGGTGGAATAGCTAGAGCAGGTGCCATGGATGGTGGACGAATGATGAGGATGATGGCGAATGAAGAAGAAGATGATCCGACAGGTGGAATCATGGACCTTGAATCAGGAAGACAAATGTATTTCTTAGGTAAGTTAGTTAAAAAAGCAACAAGAGCAGTTAAGAAAATTGTTAAATCACCGATAGGTAAAATGGCATTAGGATATGCTTTAACAGGAGGATTAGGTAATTTAGCAGGAGGATCAGGTTTTGGAGGAATGTTTAAAGGTTTTATGAGTCCTACTAAATTTCTTGCAAAAAGTAAATTAGCAGGAATATTTAGTAAAGGTGGAGCAAAAAATATTTTAGGCTCAGTTGGTGACCTTTCACTTGGTAAAAAACTAGGTTTAGGTTTTGGTGTTCCTTTTGCTCTAGATGCATTAGGTATTGGTAAAGAAGAAGAGGATAATAGTGCATATGAAAAGTATATGAAAGACATGAGATTAGATATACCTGGACTTAGAGGAAGAAGAAATTTAGCAGCTGCTTTTGATGGTAGCACATATAATTACGAGGCATACGCTGATGGTGGTAGAATAAATTATGCAGAAGGATCAGATGAACCGGTAGCCAAGAAGACTATGCCATTATTAGATATGGATGGTCAAGAAATGGATTTAAGAGAAGACGGTGGGTTCGTACCATTAGGTAGAATGGAAAGAGCAGACGATGTACCTGCAAGATTATCAAAGAATGAATTTGTATTTACAGCTGATGCTGTTAGAAATGCAGGTGAAGGAGATATAGACAAGGGCGCAGAAGTCATGTATAACATGATGAAAAACCTCGAATCCGGAGGTGAAGTATCAGAGGAATCGCAAGGATTAGATGGCGCTAGAGAAATGTTTAAAACATCACAACGATTAGAGGAAGTATTATAATGGCGACAGAAACCACAATATCGCGACCAGCACCCTTTGTAGAAGATCTAGGAAAAGATTTAGCCGAACAGGCCGTAGCACTTACAGGTGTACCTATTGTATCAGGTGGTATTGGAAGTCTTTCACAACAAACAGGTGAGACTGCAGCAGGATTTAAAGCAAGACAAGATGCTGCAAGAGCATTTACAACAAGACAACAAAATTTAGCAGGACTTGCACCACAAGTAGCACAACAAGATACATTACAAAATTTAGCGCAGATTAAAGCTCTTCAAGGTGTAGGATCATATCAACCTTTTTTAAATCAAGCACAAGCTGCAACTGGCCCACAAGCTTTTCAACAGTTTATGTCACCATACCAATCACAAGTTATGGAAGCATCACTTGCGGAGTTTGATAAAAATGCTGCAATTCAAAAGAAAGGAATAGCGGATCAAGCAATATCATCAGGTGCGTTTGGTGGAGGACGAGAAGGTGTATTAGAAGCAGAGTATCAATCGGGTTCTGATATGAAAAGAGCACAATTACAAGCAGCATTATTAAATCAAGGTTTTGGTCAAGCACAACAAGCAGCACAACAACAGTTTCAAAATCAACAAGGTTTAGCTCAGCTAGTACCAAGTCTACAAGGAAAAGATGTTTCAACGTTAGGTTCATTGGGCGCATTGAATCAAGCGCAAGCACAAGCAGGACTTGATGCAACTAGAGAAGCAAATAGAATGGCAGCTTTCCAACCACAAGAACAATTACAAAACTACGGTAACCTTGTTACAGGTATCATGGGTGGAATGCAGGGATCAGGAACACAAACACAACAAATTCCGAACCCAGGATTTTTACAAACTGCATTAGGTGCAGCGGCTACTGGAGCAGGGATATACGGGGCATTAAAAACACCTTAATATGACTAGAACTTTAAAAAGACCGATGTTTAGAATGGGTGGTTCTACAAGTGGAATCACATCTGGTTTAGATCAACCAAGAAAACAATATAATAAAGGAACAGATCCATACAATAGAGCTTTGAGTACAACTGAAAGAGCTATGAAAGATCTTGAAAGATTTAAAGGAGAAAATACAAGATCAGATAGATTACTACCAGGTAGTTTACCAAACTTTTTAACTTCATTTGGTTTAAATCTAATGTCACAAACACCAAGAGGTGGTTTGTTAGCTACAGCTGCAACCGCAGCTAAAGAACCTTTTGCAACTTTTCAAGCAGCACAGTTAGCTAAAAAAGATGACAAGATGAAAAGAGCTGAAGACTTATTTTCTGGTGCATTAGCATCTGAATATGATCTTGAAGAACAAAGAATTAAAAATCTAAAGCCTGGAGATGATGGTAGAATGTCTGCGGAAGTTGAAAGAGATATTATTACAAACGCTCAAAACAATATTTTTGATCAAAGAGCTATTATAAATAATCCGGAATCAACAGCAGAAGAAATTGCAGCTGCTAAAAATAGAATTACAATTAATCAAAACGTTCTTGTAAAAGAATTAGGTGTACCACCTGAATATGCAGCAATACTTGGTGACCCTGATTTATTTGGTGATGCAATGGCTGATTATGTACAAACAGAAAACAAAAGAAGAATTGATGAGTATGTAGAAGCCAATCCTAATGCTACTCCTCAACAAATACAAGAAAATGTACCACAAATGCAAGAAGGTACGGCACAAGCTAGAGACTTTACAATAGATCAATTAAAACAAAAATACTATTACAATGATGGTGGTAGAGTAGGTTTGGCTTTTGGTGGAGATCCAATGATGCCTGCAGTTGCAGAAGCTCCTAAAGATGAAGTTCAAGATTTATCTTACACAGAACTTAGATCAAGATTACCACAAGAAATATCAAACGATATTGTACAACTATTAGCTAATAGTAAACAAGCATTGATGGACTTTGCAAATATTCAAACGGGTGAAGACATCGCATCATTTAATCAACAGTACGACGTAAATCTGACATTACCACAAGGAGCTTAACATGGAGCCCTTTAAACCTAAAGATAATAGAATTGTTATCGACAAGGATACAATAGCAGATACTTTAAAATCTACACTTACAAAGAAAGATAGACCTGTAAAATTTACATGGAAAGGTGCGGCTGACCTTATGATGTCTATGAGTAATACTCCATTAAGAAATTACAACATAAAATCATTAATGGATAATAAATTACCTAGAGTTACAGATTTAGCGGAAGGTAAAACTAAACCACAAGAAAAAGATTACATAGATTTTTTTGGAGATATGGAAAAATCTATATTTGGTGCAGCTCAAAATATTAGTTATTCAATTGGCGACTTGTTAACAACAGGTACTGATATGGCTTTTGATACTAAACTTACAAAAGCATTGGATAAAGCTTATCAAGATAATAAAATAGAAGACCCAGAAACATTATTAGGAACTGTTAATAAAATTTTAATTGAATATGGTATTCCTGGTGGTGGCGTATTCAAAATAATGAATAGAGCCAAAAAACTTTTTAAATCTAAAAAAGTTAAAGATGCAAACACAGCGGCCAAAGCAACAGGGACCACGGCCAAAGGATCAGACATTGCAAAACGTGCTGGGTATATGGCAACTGCTTTTGGTGCAACTGATTTTATAACATCAGGTGCAAGACAAATAAATGAAGAAGGACCATTAGTTTTAAATAAAGAAAGTGAAGAAGGTTTAGAAGGAAGAGATTTAGCACTTGCAAGGTTTAGAAATAAATTAAGATTTGGTGCTGAAGGAACTATTATAGGAGCAGGATTTCCTATACTAGGAAGACCACTTGCAAAGATTGCAACCGTTGGTGCTAAGTATGGTATCATGAAACCTGCAGGTTATGCTTTAACAGGAGTAGATACTTTAGTTGTTAGACCTGTAACTTATCTTGCAGCAAATGTACCTGGCTCTGCAACAGCGGGTAAAGCAATTAGAAATGCTAGTAGCTTTGTTATTGATAAAGCATTATCTCCTTTAAAAGTAGGAACGGGTGCAAAACAATTACCATCGTTTGATAAATGGAGAATGTTTTCTACTAAAAGTAGTGATCCACTAGAGTCAAGATTAAAAAAATTAGACAACTTCTTATCTGCATTTAGATCATTAGGTAAAGGAACTGGCTTAAAATACCAACTTACATCAGAAGCAAACAGAGAAATAAAAGCAAGATCTAGAACTATAGAAAAATATTTAGAATCTATTGAAAAAAAATCATATGATTTAGCAAAAAGTTTTGAAGGACAGTACAATTCACTAACTACTTCACCTGCAAGTAGAGATTATTATTTAGATAAAGTTTTAGCTTTTTTAAAAGGTCAAACTAAAAAAGGTGATTTACCAAAAGAACTACAAGAAACAGCAGAACTTTTAAATAAAGAATTACTTAATACTAAAAAAACATTTGCAAATCTATTACCTGACGGTGATCTTAAAAACTTTATGTTGAATAATATAAAGTCATACATGAGAAAATCTTTTGCAACATTTAGTAATCCTGAGTATCAAGCAAGTGATAAATTAAAAAGCGCAGCTTCTAAATGGATATTAGAAAATGTGGTTAAAAAAAATAAAGACATAAGAGAGTCTGCTTTAAAAGAATTAAAAACAGGAAAGATGACTGATAACCAAGCTTTAGAAGAGATGGCAGAAAGTTTAACAAATAAAATATTAATTCATACAAAACAAGATGGTGTTGATCCATTGAGAATATTACAAAACATATCTAAAGATACTTTAAGATCTGATAAATTAATTAGAACAGGAGAAGAGCTACCTGATGTAATTAAAAAATTACTAGGAGAAGAAAATAATTTAAAATCTTCTGTACTACAGACTACATCACATGCAATTACACAAGCTGTAAATAAACAAACTTTAGATAAGTTAGCTAAAATAGGTATTGATGAAGGTTGGTTGTTTAAAGATAAAACAATTGCAGATGCTAGAAGAATGTTTGATGTAGAAAAAGTTGGAGACTTAAAAGGATTAGGTTTATTAAAAACTGGGATGAGTAAATTGTTTGCTTCTAAAGATATGGCTAAAGCATTAAAAGGAGCACCTGGTACATTTGATAACTGGATACAAAGTTCTGTATACAGAAACATATTACAATTTAAAGTAGCTACTCAGTTTGGTAAAACAGTTCTTTCACCTGTTACACAAGTAAGAAACGTTTCATCTGCTAGTATGTTCCCATTAGCCAATGGTCATATAGGAGGTAGAGCTTCGGTAACTGATTCAATTAAAATGGTTGTGGATGATATATTTGGTGCAGGTAAAGTAATAGATGAAGGTAAGTTTATAAAAAATTTAGAAAACAAAATTAGACTAGGTGTTATTGATGAAAATATTGTAGCGTCAGAACTACAGGCAGTATTAAAAGATATAAGAGCTGGAGCTAAAGTAAAAAATATGGACAGTTTAATTGCAAGATTAGCTGAATCAAAAATGATTAAAACAGCAACAAGAATATATGCTGGAGGTGATAACTTATGGAAATGGTATGGTCATGAGTATGTAAAATCTCAAATGAAATCTATGTATAAAAATGTAGATGATGTTGCTAAATGGACAGAAGAAATTGTAGGTAGAAAATTTGATAAGTTTAATACTTTTACAGGTAAGGCAAAAACATTAGACGAAGCTTTAGATGAAGCTGCAGCATGGCAAATAAGAAACACTTATCCTACATACAGTAAAGTACCACAAGTTATTAAAGATTTAAGAAAATTACCTTTTGGTAACTTTATATCATTCCCGGCTGAGATGATTAGAACAACTTATAATATATTATCTATTGGTGCTAAAGAAGCTACATCATCTAACGCACAATTAAGACAGATGGGATATAGAAGATTACTTGGTGCATTTGTAACTTTAGGTGGAGCAGAAAAAGGTGTTTCAACATTAGCTCAAAATTTAACAGGTACTACAATGGAACAGATAGATGCATACAAGAGAAGTCTATCAGCACCTTGGGATTCAAGAGCAGCCATTTTACCAGTTAATAAATGGGATAAGGGTGTAGGTAAAGCAATTAACTTTTCATATTTCAGTCCATACGATGTAATATCACAACCCTTTAGAGCAGCTATAAAAACTATTGAAGAAGGTAAATTAAAACAAAGAGACGTGAGTGATACTATGTTTAAATTGTTCTTTGGAGAAGATGGACCAATAAGAAAACTAATTGATCCTTTTGTGTCTCAATCAATCGCATTAGAAAAAATGTCAGATGTAATGCCATCAAATCTTTTACTAGGTGGTAGAGGTGGTGTAACTAAAACAGGAGCTGCTGTTTATTCTGATACAGACTCGGATCAAGATAAATTTATGAAAAGTCTAGGACATATATTTAGAGGTGTAAGACCAACATTTATTGATACAGGAGATAAATTATTAAAAGGTTTTACAGGTGATATTAAAAAAGGTGGACAACCTGTAAACTTACAAGATGAATTACTTGCAATGTTGTCTGGTATTAGAATTATCAATGTCGACGTACCACGAACCATGAACTACAAGATAACAGAATACAATAGAAACATTAGATCAGTTACAACTGCAGAGAAGTTTTTTAGTTTACAAAACTTTGAAAGTAGAGGACCAGAAGTAATGGCAGAAGAGTTTAAAAAAATTCAAGATGAAGCTTTTAAAGTTAATCAAGACTTCTATTTTATTTTAAAAGATGCTGAGACAGTTGGAGTTAGTGAAAGAGATTTAAGAAAATTATTAAGAGGAAGAAATATATCTTCTGCTAAAGCAAGAAAATTATTAAAAGGAGATAACATTCCATACACAGCTTATGATTCTCGTATGAAAAAAAGAGTAAAAGAAGCTGAAAAAATTGCAAAAGAAAGAGGAGAAAAAATAGAAAAAGATTATTTCTATCCAAAGAGAATGTTTAGAAATATTGTAAGAGATTATGGTAAGAAAAAATTAGATCAAAGAGAAGGTAAAACAGATCTACAGAAAATAGAAGAGTTAATGAATTTAGATCAATCTAGTATTCCACAAAGAGAT